TGGCCGTATCGGCGCAGGAGGCGCATTTGATTCCCGTTGCGGTGTACTGCCAGCCCTCCGTTTCTATGGCACCGTTCGCCGCAGAGATACACTACAAGTCCGTATTTCTCGCTTTTGTTGCGGTATGCGCCGCCGAAGATGTGCCTAATGGTGCCGCTCCAGCGGGTCACCCGCTCCATTTCTGCCGCACAGGAAGCACCGTCTTTCATCAGTCACCTTTATCACCTCCCAACGGCTGGGCTTCGCCCCAGCGTGATTTTAGCGCATCCAACTCCTGCGGTGTCATAGTCTCGATTCCAGCTTCTCGGCAATCGGCAACGATCTGGTCAATCAGCCGTGACATCTGCTCTGTGTCGTAGGTGCTTGAGCCGTACCAAACCGCCACGTTCACGCATCCCGGAATTTTGCTTGGCCCTTGTTCCGCCATCCAGCCGGTTCCTTTTGCCTCCCATCTGCGGCAGAACTCGTCCGCCGCCTTTGATACCATGCACACAACATCGCTCACACCACCAATGATCCTGATTTCTTCCCGGTACACATCATTCCTCGGAATCCCATAGTGTGCCGACAGTTTATCCAGCAGCACCCACGCATAAGCGTTTGCGTCAAGGCTCCTTCCCTTGCGCTTGATCTGCGCCACATACTGCTTGTCCGGCTTCATCTCGTCACAGATGGTCATTGCAGAGGCGGGGGACTGCACCCGGAGGCACAGCCACGCCCCATCGCTGTCCTGCTGCCACCGTGCGGCGGTCACATCAGCCTGCAACATTGTCCTGCTCCTTCTTTGCAGCCTTCATGCAGTCGGCGCACATCTGCGCTCCGTAGCGGCCCTTGGAGTACTTAACCATGTCCTTTACCGTCCACATTTCGCCGTTGCGCTTCTTGACGGACACAATGTCAGCTCCACATCGCTCGCACACCGGAGCAGCGTTCCGCTCCTTCTCGTCCAGCTCGGCGGAAGAAATTTTGTCCGGGTCCTCGCCGGTGGGAAGCGCAAAGGTCCGCAGCCACATATACTTAAACGCATAAGTCATGGCCTTGCCGCTGCCCTTGTCCTGTGTGTCTGCGCCATCTCCGCAGGATGCGATCTCGATGTATTCCTCCGGGTTTTCCACGTTGACCATGCGGTAGATGACATCCACGTGGGTAATGTTCCCAGTTCTCCCGGCTGTCTGTGCGATGGGGTATACAACCAGTTTGTGCTTCAGCAGTTCCGCCCGCATGATGGAGGTTACTTTCTCCTCGCTCAGTGCCTTGTATTTGGTGCTGCCAAACTCTACATGATCGTCCTTTGCCAAATACTGGACATCCTGCATGATTGCAGCGATTTTCTCGTAGATATTCATCATTCGGTTTTCTCCTCATCAACAACTTGTAGCGGGCAATATGCCCCGACGATTCTCGTGTCTACCAGATACTCGCCTGTTCTCCGACATTGATTTCGCGAATAAGTCTCCAGCAGTGGGCAGAGGTTACAGCACATTTTCCCCTCCGGAAATGGGATTTCCACTGTAGCTTTTATGTACCGGAGGACACCGTTTATCATCCCAAGCCCCCCTTATGCAAAAACTCCGAGAGATACTCACCATCCGTCAGATCGGAAATATAATCAAGCTGCACATCGGAGAACTTCCGTATAGCCAGCTTGAAATTGCCAATCGTTTCCAGTTCGCACTTGTGGCACATAGCGGCTTTCATCGGCTTCCAGCCGTGGCAAACAGGACATTCATCCGCTTCTCCGGGGATAATCTCCTCTCCGCACTCTGGGCAGACATAAATTATGCTGTTTCCGCACTCATCGGACTTTTCCTCGATGTAATCCAGCGAATGGAACGCTGCCCCACAATAATCACACAAATACATCGTCTTTCCCTCCGTTTGTGTTACTTCCCGTCCAGCTTGTCCACCAGCCGCATGAGCCAATAACTCACCGTTGCGGCTCCGATGATGACCAGCGTCAATGTGTACCCGTCCATCAATTCACCTCCGCAGCGAAAAGCGCATCGCACATACCCTTGCAGGGGCAGGCCGGGCAATCGCACTCCAGCGGGTTCTTATCTTCGCACAGCGCATCGTGCCGTGCCAGAAAAGCATCCTCCAGCGCCCTGTATTCTTGGTTGGTCATGTTTACTCCTCCCGCTCTGCGATCCACGCATCCAGCTTCTTTTTAAAAATCTGAAATACCCGGCTGCGGTCGGTGCGGATGCACACGCCGAAGGGGTACACGCCCTGCTCCAGGCCGTCGGCCAGAGTGTCAGAACAAAGGCTCAAGCCTTTATCTCTAAGATACTTCGATGCCTGGTGCAGCGTCATGGTTTCGATCATTTGTCAGCCTCCTTCTTCAACAGCTCGTCCACCGTGCAGCCGTACAGCTCGGCGATCTCCGGCAAGCGGCTGGCTCTCGGTGCCTGCGTGCCGGTCTCCCACATGTAAACCGCCGCATCCGTCACCTTTAGTTTCTCGATTACCTGCTTGACACTCAGACCAGCGGCCAATCGAGCGCTGCGAAAACTCATTCTTTCACCTCCAGTTTGCATTTACTTAGTTTTCGTTGACTGTGGCGGGGGAATTTGTTATACTGCCTTTAGCCCTTGCGGCAAATTTAAGGAGGTGGACTTTTTGACCAACCTTTTGACTTTGCCCGTTCCAGACCGAAGTACCGGCGCAATGCGATAGGGTCAGGCTGCCCCAGAACTGCCAAAGTGAGCGGTGCGTCACAGAAACGGAAGTCCGTTTTTCGTCAGACTGGCATTTCCGAGCCGCAAGAATGACGGCTTGGCCATCCGGCTAAGGATTGCCGGTGAACAGTCTGTGCAGCGCACTCTGGTAACAAATCTGGGAGGAAAACGCCCGCAAACGGACTGCGGGTGTTTTTCTTTTCGCCTTTTCCTCCTCTCCGCAATCAACAAAAACTAAGTTTTTCTTGACAACTTAGCAAACTGTGGTATTATGGAAGTGCCAACAACCCTTAATATTTTCCGCAGTCCGCTAAGTGCAGGGGGGCTTGGTTTTGTATTGCCTCCCGCCGATTCTTATTATAACTAATTAGAAATTATAAGTCAACCACTTTCTATTAGTTTTTATTAGTTTTGGCGAACTGCACAATATCCACGAGGTGCAAATGGACGCTATAGACAAAATCAACTTTTACTTGAGCAAAAAGGGCAAAAATGGAGCCGATTTAAGCCGCGCATTAGG